GCGTACTATAAACGTACTAAAATAATTTATCTAATTTTTCTGCGACTTCATTATCTTTATTAGGATATAGATGCGAATATATATTTAATGTAGTTTCTACATTCTCATGCCCTAGTCTTTGGGAAATCAACAATGGTGTAAAACCTAACTCTATTAATAGACTAGCGTGGGAGTGTCTTAAATCGTGCAAACGGATTCTCTTAATGCTACTCTTTTTAATAACCCTATTAAGCATTGCGTTTATATTTTGTTTAGCCATAGTAAAAATTCTTTCATCTTCTTTTATACTGTACATTTTATTTTTGTAATCTTCTATTTGTTCGCACAGCGCATTTGGGATAGTTACATCTCTTTTACTTTTTGGGGTCTTAGGTGGATTTATTATATCTTTTTTATTTATCCTTACATATGTTTTATTTATTTTTATTATTTTATTTTCTAAATCTATATCTTTATATGTGAGAGCTAAAAGTTCTCCCGATCTTATTCCAGACCAAAACAGTGTATTAAATAACAATTTATAAACAGGCTTTTTTACATATTGCATAAATGTTTTAAATTCTTTTACTGTCCAAAATTGTATTTCTTTTTTATTGTTAATTCTCCCCATACTACCAGCTTTTGAAATTGGGTTACTATTTAAGTTATAATATTTAATAGAAAAATTAAATATAGCATTTAATTGTTTGTTTATAGTTCTTAAATATCCAGGCGCATAATTATTCTGCATCATAACATTTTGCCATTTTCTAATATCATTAGGGGTAATTTCATTTAAATTTAAATCTTTAAAATATGGTTTTATTTTTAAAGTGAAGATAGATTCTTTCTGCCTATATGTAGTAAATCTTATTTTGTTTTTAACATCATCCAGATATATATCTATTAAATTACCAAAGTTAATATCTACATTATTGCTTTGTTTATTTAAAAACTCTCTTTCATAATCCTTGGCATCTTTTTGCCTTTTAAATCCTTCTTTCTTTTTTCTTTTTCTTTTGCCTGTCCAATCTGTATAATAGAAGGAACAATAATATGTTCCTCTTTCTTCATTTTTATAAACAGCCATTTTTCCTATTCCTTTCTTCTTTCAACAATATTTCTAAAAGTTTAACAGGGGTAACTTGTAAAGCACGAGATAATTTTTTTAATTTTCCTATTGTCATAAATTCTATTTCTCCATTTTCTAATCTACTTATATAAGATTGCTCTACCCCAATTCTTTCTCCTAGGATCTCTTGCGTGTATCCTAGTTTCGTCCTTAGTTTCCTCAATTCGACATCACCCATTATAATTGTATAATATTCTACAAAAAAGTAACGTGGAAAATGTCGGAAATATATCTACCAGTTATATTTTTTGTGTTAATATTATGACACAGAGGGGGGAATCATATGAATAAAACTAAAGGAGAAAACATTGAAGAAACTATACTAAAATTATTAGATTTACAAAGTACTCTATTCTGTTTCTAACATTTGCAATTTTAATTTTATTTCTAACTCTAAGGAAGTCCATATAAGTTGTTTAACTTCATCACTTATTGGGACTTCTTTTATTTGCCCTTTTTTTATTAAACTATCTATGACCATATTTGTGGTTTCTAATGTAGATAATTTTTTTACTTTATCATTTCCTATTAATTCACTTATTGGTCTCCCAAAATATTTAGTTAATTTTTTAGAAGTTTCTATAGAAGGAATCCTCCCACGTTCCAGATGGGATAAAGTACTACGTGTTATACCTATTAACTTTGCATATTCTTCTTGCGTCATTTCTTTATTTTTTCTATCTTCTTTCAATATGTTACCTAAATTCATTTTTATTGCTCCTTTGCACTTATTTCTTTTTACATGATAGCACATTGAAGAACATTTTACAAAGTTAAATATTGAGCATTTATTAGAAATATATTGGAAATGCTAGTATATGCTATGTAATTTGCTTAAATCCTTTTATATAAGATTTAGAATATTTGCCCGAATATGTTCGCGAATGTATAATTAAATTGTAATCAGAAATAACACAAACGAACTAAAATGTTCTTTGAAAATTAAATATTGCTTTACAAAAGAAGGGTGGAGAAGTTAAGCATTCAGCGAACCAAGCCCAATGTTCTAATGTAGCCACGAGAGTGACAGTCCTAAGCCTGTAATACAGAAGGGAACATAATTAATTTTAAGGGGGATGTAGAAATGGAAGAAATGATAAATAAGCTGTTACAAATTCAAAGGGGGATTCAGAAAAATGACAGTGAGTAAGGTTTTAAAGTACGAAAGGCTAAAAAGAGGGATGACACAATTAGAATTTTCAAAACTTCTCGGAGTAGACAGAGCATCAATTGCTCATTATGAAAATGGTCGCATACCTTCACCATCAAGATTAAAAGAATTCAGTGACAAGTTAAGCGCGGACTTAGCTAAAGCATTAATAGAACAGGAACAATAAGGGGGATTTAATATGAAAAAAGTAAATTTAACTATAGAAAATGGAACACCAATAGTAAAAGAAATAAAGCCAATAGAAATTAAAGGACAAAGGGTTTTAATAACAAAACAATTAGCTGAGATTTACCAAACAACAGAAGGGAATATTTCAAATAATTTTAATAACAATATAGAACGTTTCATAAAAAATAAACATTATTATTTACTGGAAGGTGAGGAATTAAGAAGGTTTAAACGCAATTCATATGAAATAGGAATTGCACCAAATGTAAACAAGCTATACTTATGGACAGAAAGAGGAGCGAATCGACATTGCAAAATATTAGATACGAACAAAGCATGGGAACAATTTGACCATTTAGAAGATACTTATTTCAATGTAAAAGATAATATACAAATGCCAAGGCTTAGCACAGAGTTAAGAGCTATATTAATGCTAGATAATAAAACAATTGAGATAGAAGAAAAGGTAACTAACTTAGAAAATAATATCCCACTTTTTAATGTGGAATGTAAAGAACTCCAAGCATTAGTAAGAAAAGTAGGTATTAAAACACTAGGAGGTTATAAGACACCAGCCTACAATGATAGATCATTACGTACAAAAGTATATACGGACATCCAACACCAGTTAAAGAGGGAATTCGGTGTAACTAGGTATGAAGCAATAAAAAGAAAACAATTAGAAAAAGCCAAAGAGATATTAGTAAACTACACAACCCCAGTTTATTTAAAAGAAGAAATATCTAATACAAACAATCAAGAAGAATGGGGATGTATATAAATGCTTGATATTAAATTAATAAAACCTAAAAATATCAAAACAAGCGATAAATATTCAAGTAATATATATAAATTTATTAAAAAAAATAAATTCTATCATGTATATTTCAATAAAAAAAGTTGCTGGGATGGTAAAGAGCTTAAATTAAATTGGAATGAAATATTACCAAGTCAAATTTATATAGGAAGTAACATGACAGATGAAACCTATGAAGACATTAATATAGGTTGTATCATAGGAAAAAGTCTAGCAAGCATTATATCTGGTAATAAATTATATCAATGTGGAGCTTATTGTGGATTTGGAGGATTTTATCCTAAAAGGGATTTTATAGACATAACAGAAGAATTTTGGAAAAGATATATAAAAATTGGTAGATGTTTATTTTTAGATCATGATGCATGGTGCATAGGACAAGATAAAAGATTTACTTATGTTAATAACACTAGAAAATGTAATTGGTGTGGCAAATGGCAAAAGAAACAAATCGAAAAAGAAACTGAAATTAAAAGAGTAGTTAAGTGGAGGGATTAAAATGTTTTATACAGTTAATGAAATAGCAGAGATGCTACAAATAAGTAAATCTAAAGCTTATAAGATAACAGCCAGCCTTAATAAGGAATTAAAGGAAATGGGATATATAACCATAGCTGGTAGAGTCCCTAAAAAATTCTTTAAAGAAAAATATTATATGTAGGAGGGTAAGTAAATGACACCTTATGAAAGCCTTATAAGGCAAATAGAAGAAAGCTTTAACTACAGTAATGCAGATGCAGAGGAGTACGCTAAAAAGCTAAAAAACTTGTCTTTAGGAGCATTAGAAGAAATAGAAAGGGAATTTAAAAATGCTTAGGATGGGCGAAATTATATTAGCTATATACAGCTTAGTAATACTTTTAGCTTTTATAGGTGTAGATATTAAGCAACTAAAAAAGATTAAGGATACTGGATGGATTACAGTAATATTTATACCTATAATAATATTCCTATTAAACATTATTTGGAGGTGTTAAAGATGGATAAAAACTGGTGTGCGTTATTAATAGCAGCATTAAGAGAAAAACCATGTACTAGAGAACAGGCTATACAACTTTATGATACTGGAAAACTTTCTAAAAACAGAAAAAGCAAAGAAGATATAGAAGACATGATTAAACTAAGGGAACAAGGTCTTAAATTTAATGAAATAGCGGAAATATTTTGTTCGGATCCAAGCACAGTATGCAAATTAGTAAATAAAAAAAAGCTTCCTGCAAGAAGCTAAACATTTAAATAAAAAATCGTTAGATACATTTTATAACAGAATAGAGGTTTTGTAAAGTGCGAGTAATTAAAGGTTGTAAGGGTTGTACACATTATGTATTACAAGTAGTGATAAGCAATACAGGGAATAGAACAAAATTATTATGGAAACCAGCTTGCATGGCAATTCAATGTATTAAAGAGGGGGAATTTTAATGTTTAAACAATTTGTAGAAGGTAATAAATATGTTTTTAGTGCTAAAAAGTTTAAAAATCAATGTAGGAAGGACGGAATAACCATTAAGAGTATCACATGGCACAAGTCTATAGATGGAAGACTTGTAAAAACTGAGGATGGGTTCAGCGGAATATGTGATGGTTTATATATCGATAGATCATGGTGCAAGTGTATAGAGAATAATCAAGGCAGGCTATAACATGGAAGATTATTGCAAAGGGTGCATACATTTTGCATTGCAAAAAGTTATTTGCCAAACAGATAGGGGAGAACAAATTTTATATGAACCTAGTTGTATGGCAATTAGATGTAAGAGGGAGGTAAAAGAAGAGTGGAAAGCCAAGAAACTTTTAAAATAGAGAATTTGAAAGGTGCTAGTTGGGCATTAAGAAAGATAAAAGAATGTAAGGAAAGTATTTTAGAGAAAGAAGAACTAGCAAAAGTAGAAAAAGAAAGGATAGAAGAATGGCTTAATAATGAAACCAAGAACGACTTAGTCAGCCTTGAATACTTTAACGGATTATTAGTTGAATACTATAAAGAATTAAATCAGAAAGACCCTAAGGCTAAAATAAGCACACCTTATGGAAAGGTTACAAGCAGAAAGAATAAAAAATGGAATTATGGTAATGAAGAAACACTATTAAAATATCTAAATTCTAACGGGTATAAAAATCTAATTAGAACCAAACAGGAAATTAATAAAACAGGTCTTAAAGAATCATTTTTAATAAAAGATGGAATTGCATTAGATAAAAATACAGGAGAGGTCATTCCAGAGATTAGCATTGTAGAAGAAGAAAATATAAATGTGAAGGTGGAAGAATAATGGGAGGATTAGAACTTTATAACAAAGTAAGAGAAGTACCTGAAAAAGCTAAAAAATCAATAACAGCTGGAAGGCTTAAAGGCATGACAGATATTAACCCAATGTGGAGAATTAAAAAACTTACAGAAGAATTTGGACCATGTGGAATAGGGTGGGCATATGAAATAACAAAACAATGGATTGAAGAAGGTTCTGAAAATCAAAGAATTGCTTTTACTAATATTAATTTATATATAAAATACAATTCTGAATGGTCCAAGGCTATTCCTGGAACTGGTGGAAGTAGTTTTATTGCTAAAGAAAGGAATGGTATGTATACTTCAGACGAATGTTTTAAAATGTCACTGACTGACGCTATAAGTGTTTCAAGTAAAGCATTAGGAGTTGGAGCAGACGTGTATTTTGAAAAAGATAAAACTAAATATACACCTAATAATCAAGGCGATATTCCACCCTCAACTGCTACGGACCGACCAAGTAATAAACCTTACACTTGTAGTAAATGTAAAGCAAACGTACCCGAAAAGGTAGCTAAATATAGTTATTCTAAATTTAAAAGAGTGTTATGTTTTGATTGCCAAAAGGGGGAGAAGTAAATGTTAAGTTCAACTTTGTACATGGATAAAGAAACAGAATTAACCATGGATCAACAAGATGATAGATTTTGCTTAAAGTTAAGCCAACTATTTAACTATGATTTCAGCGTAGTTGGACAAAGAAAAGTGTTTGAAAAGCTATTAGAGCTGATAGAAAAAAATCTATATGATGAAACAACAACAAATGAACTATATGAAAAGCTAGTAGAGAAAGAATTATTACTAGAACAAGCAGAAAGCCAAATACAAAGTTTAGAGGACAGGATAGAGTTTTTGCAAAGATAAGGGGGATTATATGGGGGAAGTAAAATGGAAAGTAAAATGGATAAAAATTGTTACAGATATATTTGACGACGAAAAAATACTACTAATAGAAAATATGCCGGAAGCAGACAGCATTATAGTAATTTGGTTTAAATTATTATGCTTAGCTGGAAAAATGAACAATAGCGGAGTGTTTATGTTAAATGAAAAAATAGCGTACACAGATGAAATGTTAGCAACCATATTTCGCAGACCTTTAAACACTGTAAGACTTGCTATAAATACATTTGAACAATTCGGAATGATTGAAGTAATAGACAATGTTATAACTATTCCTAACTGGAGTAAACACCAAACTTTAGATCAATTAGAGGAAAGAAAAGAGTATATGAGGGAATATATGAGGGAATATAGAGAAAAGCAAAAACTATTAGCCACTGGGGAATGTAAAGTTAACAGTAAAATTAATTGTAAATCTAATAGTAAAGCTAATGTTAGCACCCTAGAAGGAGAAGAAGATATAGAAGAAGATATAGAAGAAGAAAAAGATAAGATAAGAGTAGATTGGAATAAAATATTAAAAGCATGGAATGAATTATCAGAACCAATAAAGCCAGTACGTTCCCTTACAGATAAAAGAAAGAAGAAAATAAAAACTAGAATGAAAAATTTAAAGTTAACAGAGAAAGATATATTAAAAGCAATAGATAAAATAAGTAAAAGCAACTTTTGTAAGGGAGTTAATAACAAAGGCTGGACGATAGAATTTGATTGGTTATTCAAAGATGATAATAATATTACCAAGGTTTTAGAAGATAAATATATAAACAAGGAGGGCAAATGTGGAGATAGAGAAAATAATCCAAAGGATAAAAGCCAATATGACTTCAATAGACCATACACAGGACCAAGTTATTCAGACGAAGACATTAACTTCTAATATATGCCCTATATGTAATGGTACAGGATGGAAACTTGATAATGAAACAGAAACATATAGAAGGTGCGAATGTTATGAAAAAGAGAAACTACAAAGACTTTGGAAGAAGTATGGAATAGATCCAAAGGACATAAAAAAATTAAATGAGTACAAGCCTATTGATGATATACAAATATCTGCAAGGGATAAAGCAGTAAAATATATAAAAAACTTTGAAAAAATAAAAAATACTAAAGAAAATGGATTTGGATTATTTGGACAACCAGGGGCAGGCAAAACACATATCTTATTATCCATAGGTGCTGCACTAATAACAAAAGGTATAGAAGTTATATATATGCCTTACGTTGAAGTAATGAGGGAGTTAAAAGCTACAGCAATGGATAATGAATATTATATGAAGTTATCATCTAGTTATATGAAAGCAAAAGTTTTGATTATTGATGATTTGTTTAAAGATAAATTAAAAAATTGTGAATTAGTTGGAGAGCTAAGGGAAGCTGACATTAAACACCTGTATCCTATATTAAATTACAGGTATTTAAATAACTTACCAACTTTAGTGAGTACAGAATGTATTCCAGATATTTTACAAAAATTAGATGATGCTCAATGTGGAAGAATGGTAGAAAGATGCGGAGACAATATAACAGTATTTCAAGGTTCTAAGTATAACTACAGAATGAGAAAGTTCACTAAATAGAAGGGGTGAGAGTGTGCAATTAATGATTTTAAAAAATAGTTCTAAATTAGGAATAAACAATGAACTATTAACATTAGAAAATCTTATAGATAAATTACAGGAAGAAGTCAAAGAATTAAAAGATGCTGCAGAAGATAAAAACAATATAGATCATGTAGCAGAGGAAGCTTGGGATAGTTTGCAGATGTGTATAGAAGTTCTGGATAAGCTAGAAAGTAAGCATAATGTAAGTTTAAAGGCAACGCTAAATAAACATCATAAAAAAATTAAAGAGAGAGAATGGAAAGCTAAAAAGATGATAGTTTTTCAAGTATTCAATGATTATCATTAGGTCGAAATATGAAATTATTACGTATTTAGAAAGGAGTAATTATTAATGGAAGATAGAAAAATTATATTATTGAAAGCTTGTAGAGATTTATTAAAAAAACAAGAAAATTCAAGTTATGTGCTTGATTTGTTAGAAGAAACAGTATTTTATGATGATGCTGATTGTGATGGTTATTGCTTAATTGAAGATATTGAAATGGAATTATCTGATATTGAATAATTATCGTAATTCAAAAATATAGTAAGCAATTTGAAATAATTACGAATTAATAAGGGGCGTGAAAGAATGACAGGTTTTAAAAATAGGGAAGAACTTCAGGATTTATTATTGGATGAAACGAAAGAAGTTATTGAGGAAGTTATATATGGAACAGGTTTAGAAGATATGAATATGAGCGAAGCAAGAAATAAATTAATTACTTTACACAATAAAATTTATAATTATAGAAAATTAAATCCTAAAGAAAATTAGTTCCAGGAATGAAATAAAAGCGAATTAAACAGGAGGTATTTATGAAAGGTTTGAAATTGCCTGAAATTAGTAAAGAAGAAAGAAAAAAAGCTTGGAATGATTTAAAAGCAAATGACATTATAGTTGAAATTGAACACAACTATTGGGGTGATTTATGGATAATAAAACAACGAAAAGTAATTAAAAGAACTCCAAAAGGTTATATCAGATTAGATAATGGAGTATTGTTAAGGAATTTTGGAGATAGATATCACATAGTTACAGAAGATTTAAAAGAATGGTATTCGAAAGTTAAACTTGAAGAAAATTTAATTAATTTATTTCATGAAACACTTAGAAATAAAAAAATATTAAAAAACAACTTAAAATATGAGGATGCTTTAAAACTTAAAGAAATTTTAGAAAGAACACTTAATAATTAAGACGCAATTCAAATAAACTTCGAGGTGAATATTAATGAATATAAGTGAAATGATAGCGAAACTAGAAGAGATAAAACAGGTTAATGGTAACCTAATGGTAAAATGCTTAATGACTGAATCTAGTTGGTGCACAGGTAAATTGTTATCAACCTATAGAGGAGAAGTTGATAACGAGTGTTTTAAAGTGTCAGATATGGGGTGTTTATTTATAGAAAAAAATACAGAACGTTGAAACGATTAAATGAAAGAAAGAGGTTAGAGGAATGAAAATAGGAGAACTAGGGATGCATTGTGGAGAATGTACTTTAATAGAACATTGTGGAGAGCCATATTCTGACGTTTGTATATGTACTGAATCAAGATTTGAGAATATAGAGGAAAATACATTTTTACAGCTAATAGAAACATCCCAAAGAAAAAGTAAAAAGGCAAGAATTAATGATGTTCATAAAAAATTACTTAAAGAAGAATAGACATAATACAAATAGAAAGAGAAGAAGATAAATGTTATATAAAGAGGATTTTGAATCTTTAAAGTTATTAGCAGAGAATATTCAGACTTATGCTGAATTAAATAAAAAAGATATTGTAAAAGAATTAATAAAGGAAATGAAAGAACAGTTAAATATAATTGAAAAGTTTTATAACTAATTTACAATCCAAAGATTAGATGCAGGATTTTGAAATAATTATGAACTTTAAAAGGAGGGTAAGAAGATTGAAAGAAAAACTTACAAAGATTTGGCGATTATGTGAAACTAAACAGTTATCAGAGATATTTGAGGAATATATGAAAAGTATTGGAGTAAGAAAACATGATGGTAGAAGAAAAAATAATAACAATACCTATATGATAGATGGTAAATGTACTGGATGGAATAGAGTTCAATGTTATTATCATAAAGATTCATTTAAATATTCAGAAGAAAATCTTTTAATTGTACTAAGGAAAAGAGCGGGAAATTATTTCATTATTGAAAGAAAAGGAATAAGAGCTTTTGAAGTTGATTATAGCGGTATAAGACACTATGAAGAAAATTTATTGAATGAAATTATGAAAGAACATAAACCTTTATTTGATTCATTAATGAGGTTAGTTAATTAGCCACAATACAAATATCAGTTACAGGACCAGGGGCTGCACCTGAAATTATTATTATAGGAGGTAAGTATGAACACAAAAATTAAATGGCTTTTAGATAATGGTTTTAAAGAGGATTGGTGCATTTATAGAAAAACAATTATATATACTTACAAAGGCTATGCTTGGACTATAAAGGAAACAAAAGAAGTACCATTAAGCACATTAATGACTTATAAAAGATTTTATGATGGTTATATAAGTGAAAAAGAACTAGATATAATTATGTCATAATTCAAAGAGAAAGAGAAGAAGATAAATGTTATACAAAGAGGATTTTGAATCTTTAAAGTTATTAGCAAAAAATATTGAAATTTATGCTGAATTAAATAAAAAAGATACTGTAAAAGAATTAATAAAAGAAATGAGAGAACAGTTAAATATAATTGAAGAATTTTATAATTAATTCTTAATTGAAATATTGGAGGAGACAAGATGTTAATTCATTGTGAAAATAGTAATTGCAAACATTGTTTTGAAGATAGTTGTATGAAGAATATGAACAAAGAAATGATTAGTATAGATAACACTGGAAGATGTGTAGATTTTGAAAAAGGTGTAAATGAGATTTATTCAGAAATAGACAATAGTAAAAGGTGTGTTTTAACCAAAGAGGAAGTTTTAAAAATGCTTCCGAATAAAGATTATATCCATACTTTCAGAGATAGTGCTATATCACTTATTGGGGCTGATTGGAGTAAAAAAGAAATATTAAAAACTATAGAAAATTATGAGTTCGAGCTAACTGGACAACAGGCAACAAGTATGGGGCATGGAATAGCTTTTCAGGATAATAATGGTTGGGTGTTTGTTGAAACCAAGTAATTCATAATGCAAATATTTAATATAAAGGAGTGGAATTTATGTTTATATTAAAGTTTAGCAATCAAGATTGTTGGATAGCTCCATGGGAAGGTGATCCAGGAAGAACACTTGTAAGAGATAGTGCAAGAGAATTTAAAAGTAAAGCTGCAGCAGAAAAGTTTGCTAATAAAATTATAAAAACAAATAGTTATAGAAAATTTAGCTTAGTAGTTGAACCTAAATAGTCACAATTCAAAGATATTAAGTACATTATAGGTATATATCTAGGCACTTTTATACCTATAGTGTACTAGAGTATTAAAACAATAGTACGGGGTGATGGGATGAAAGAATGTGTAATATGTGGGCGACCTAACTCGGAAGAACATCACGTAATTTATAGGTCAGAATGTAGAGCGTTAATTAAATGTAAAAAGAACTTAGTTTATCTTTGCCCAGTTCATCATAGGGAAAAGTTCGGGGTACACGGAAAATGCGGAAAAGAATTAAATAAGCAATTAAAACTAGAGTTTCAAAATTGGTTAGAAGAAACATTTATTAAAGAGTTTTATAGCACAGAAGAAATAAAGGACGAGCTAGGAATATCTACAAACGCAGTGAAGGGGCTTTGTAAATTAATAAGACAGAAGAATAGTGTATTTGGTAGAGAGGATATAATAATCGCTTGCATGGGCGGTAAAAGAGTTTTATAAAGGGGGTATTAAGTTGAGTAATAAAGAAAGGGCAGAGAAAACTTATATCTTATTAAAACAAAGGAAAAGAGATAGAGCAAGAAAGAAAAGGCAGGATTACTATTCTTTAAAGTTAGATAGTATGTCTAAAATGGTTAAAAAGTATTCTAATAGAAAAGGGATGGGGCAATTTTGAAGATAGTTATAGATGGAAAGCCAATGGGAAAACAAAGACCGAGGTTTAATAGTAAGACAGGAAGTGTACACACACCTTCTAAAACTGTTAATTATGAGAATTGGGTAAAACTATGTTACCAACAGCAATGTAAAGGGGAAAAGCTTACAGGTGAGGTTGTAGCTTTTATAAATGCCTATTATGCAATACCTAAAAGCACAAGTAAGAAAAATAAAAAAGATATGTTAGCAGGTGTTATAAGACCAACTATAAAACCAGATGTAGACAATATAGCAAAAGTTATTTTAGACAGTTTGAATGGATTAGCTTATAAAGATGATAAACAGATTGTATTTTGCTCAATAAGTAAGTGGTATGGGGAAAATCCGAAGGTAGAAGTTATTTTGGAGGAAGCGTAATGAGAGAAATTAAATTTAGAGCATGGGATAATACAACAAAAGAAATGTTGCAGTTACAAAAGATGTCTTTTAAAACAAGCAAATGTATGCCATATGGTGGGAATATAGAATTTGAATTTGATAGCTTGATGCAATATACAGGCTTGAAAGATAAAAGTGGAAAAGAAATCTATGAAGGAGATATATTAAGTATAGAAATAAAAGATAAAACAATAAAAGACAAGATCATAGTAAGTGGTAATACAGTTGTAGAATATAAAAATTGCAAGTTTGGTGTTGTGTGGGGATGGCATAGAGATTTTATATGTTTAGATGGATTCTATAATACAGATTTTAAAATCAAAGGTAATATTTACGGAAATCCAGAATTATTGGAGGGTTAAATATGGAACTACAGAAGCTAACAAAAGCTATATGGGACACTAGTAAAAGGCTAGATAATGGCATAAATACACTTAATAAAAAAGCTAAAGAATACGCCGAGGCTGAAAGAGATTATAAAATAGCTTTAGCGAAAGAAATATTAATTCTTAGGGAAAGTAAAGTACAAGCCACATTGATTCCAGACATAGCAAGAGGAAACGTGGCGGAATTGAAATTTAAAAGAGATGTTGCGGAAGTTACGTATAAAAGTTGTAAAGATATGTTACAAGGTTTGCAAGCGGAATTAAGCGGATATCAAAGTATTCTTAGGGTACAGGAAGATATATAAGGGGGTATAAGTATGGAAATAGGGATTTTAAGAGCTACTACTATACCATACGATAAATTTAAAGAAAAGATTAGATTAACACAAAAGTACGAGAAAGATTACAAAATAGAAATTATAGATGGATTTTTATGCATGGTTAGGAGGCTTTAAAATGGGGAGAAAAAGGAAGCCAGTGGACTGGGGAGTGTATGAAAAGCTTAAAGAAAGAGGTTTATCAGATTTGCAAATAGCAATAAGGATGAAAATGTCACAAAGTCAGCTCAAAATACAGAAGAAAATTATGAGAGAAGGCGGTGATCCTTATGATTAGCGCAATAGCCTATAGTATAATAATTATAGGGATTACAATAGGGTTAGCTGTTAGGAAAGTAAAGAAAGAGCCTAGAATAATTTGTGGGTATAACTGCAAGACTTGCAAGGAAAAAGATGTGTGCGGTATAAGGAGGGGCTAAATGAATAAAGAAACTTTTAAAAAGACAGAAAGAATGTTATATGTTTATTACTCTAATTTAAAAGAGATAGAAAAACTTAGTTATATATGTGATAGATTAGAACAGCAAAAAGAAAAGATAAGGAAAGACATACAAGGAACCAATATAGATTTAGAAGAGGAAAGCATATCGATAAGCTATTCAGAAAGAGTTCAAACGTCAAGTCAATGTAGTCATTGTGATAGGGAAATAGAACATCAAATTACCAAACTAGAAAATGAGTGGAAGTCAATAAGAAAGAAAATATTAAAGAATAGAGCAAAAATAAGACAGCTAGAAAGGGAAATAGCTCCTATTAATTATAATATTAGTATGTTATCTGAGGAAGCTAAAGAGTTTATAAAGTTAAAATACAAGGAACACAGAACTATCCCATGTATAGCAGAGATGTTATACGGTGGTGCGAGGATGACAGCTTATAGAAAGAGAGAGGAAATTTTAGAGAATATAAATAATTTTAATAAGATCATTAGTTAATTTGGTTATATTAAGTACAACAAAATAGGTGTAGAAACAAAACTTCTACACCTAAACTGTACTAGAGTATTAATAAAGTAGTATGGAGGATTAGTTATGAAAAATTTTGATTTTGGAAATTTAAAATATAATTATGTTGCAGTGCATTGTAATAGTCAAAGCGATTTAGATAACTTTATAAAACAATGTGAAGAGAATGGCATAATAGTAGGTCCAGATAGGCAGTTTGATAAAAATTATGGATATATAATTGTAGATTCTGAAAGGTTGTATTGTGATTATGTAGCTGTCTTAAAAAATGAAGATTATGAAATTATAGAATGGGAAATGGAGAGCCCATTTATAGAAAACAAAATAGATTATGATAGAGAATATAATATTTTAGAAATTATGGAACTACCAGAAGAAACAATTTTTAAATGTGGTAATTGTGAATATAGAGTTAAAGGTGGAGAATTAGAATGGCTTGATGGGATCGTGTGGAAACTAAACCTCATGAGCTTAAAACAAACGTTAATGCTTAAATTCAAACCAATAAAAAAAGATGAAAAAGTATCTTTTGAAGAAGCTATCCAAGCTTATGGGAAAGATATTTATTGTATATGGATAGATGCAGCAGATATGAAACATAAAAGTGAATATAGAATATATAGCAATGAATCTATATTAAAAGACCAAAATGAAGACCCTATTGCTCCAGTAGAAATATTTGAGGGTGAATGGTATATAAAGGAGAACTAATATGGATAAATATAAAATTATAATAAGATATAATGGCGGTAATTACTCAGAGTTTACTACAAATGAAGAAAGCAAAATGCAATTCATAAATATTTTAAAAGATAAGAATAAGAATTTAATAGAACTTATTAAAAATGAAAATGGTATAGATTTGTATATATGTAAAAGTAATATATGTTGTGTGGAAGTGATTGATAATGAAAATAATATGTATAAATAATAAGGCAAGTATTCCAGAGCTAGAGCTAAAAAAGAAATATAAAATAATTAAAGAAACAGCGAGAAGTTATTATATAGAAACAAAGTTTGGTATTTTGCCATATGCTAAAATTAGATTTTTAAAAATAATTTAAATTGAATGGCATATTAAGGGGGGAATATTAAATGGTACAAATAAGTAATGAATATTTTTTATGCTTACTGAGAGCGAGAGATACTCTCGACGCTTTACGAATAGCAGGAGTAGATAACTGGAGTGGTTATGAAGAACATACCCAATACAAAGCTACAAACGAAGAGCTACAGACAATAGTACAAAGATTTAGTGTTTAAGGAGGATTAAATGTTTAATACGTTGAATAGATTTAAAATGATAACTATTATAGAAAAATTAACTAAAGAATCTGGAAGACTTTTATATAAAGAAAAGAAGTATAAAGAAGCAGGAGAACTAGTGAAAATAACGAAAGAATTGGTAGAATTTTATGATAAAAATTATGGAGTTATTAAATGAACAAAAGAATAAAGTTAAAAAAGTATAAGCAAATGTTATCTAAATACGGATTAAAATATAAAAAAGCTGAGAAGTGTGAAGCAAAATATTTTAGAAATAATATAGAAAGTGATGAAGAATTAAGGGAAAGGATAAAATAAAGTTGGAGGGAGGATATAAATGTTTAGATATAATAAAGATATAACCTATACTGTAGAAACAATAGATGTTGACAAAGAAAAAGTACAATTTATAGGTCAAGAAGAACCAGAGTTTGTTATTACAAAACAAGTTGATAAAATATGTATTTATAAAAATGGGAAACAAAGATTAATGGACTTAGGAATATAAAAATAATGAATTAAATAATTTGGTACGATTTTGGTACGATTTTGGGACTTTTTTATAATAGATACGTGTTATAATAAGAGTATAGAAAAAGGATTTTATCGTACAAATTAAAAAAGGCAACTGCAAAGCACCCATTAATTTGGGTGCTACTATATATGGAGGTATAAGCCTAATGGTAAGGCAGTAGTTTGCTAAACTATGAGTAGTCGGTATTTTATATTGATGTGCAGGTTCAAGTCCTGTTGCCTCCGCCAATACCGAAAGGTAAATATAAACTTAAAGTAACTATTGTGTATGTACAGAAAAGGCACTTAGATTAATTTCTAGGTGTCTTTTTACTTACCTAAAATAGTTTAGGAGATTATATTCATATGGACACTGTAACAGGTGTCCTTTTTATTTTGTTTAGAAATATAAGGAGGGTTTAAATGAAGGTAATAGCGTGGATGGGATTGGCATTAAGCATACTTAATGTGTTGTTAAAAATAATAGGAATATCAAAAGGTAAAGATGGTGCAGAAAGATTGGGCAACTTTGTAGGAACATTAGTACATAGTGCGCTTACATATTTCTTTTATATGTATTTATTCTAAGGGAGATACAAAATGCTATTTAAATTATGTCCTTACTGCGGGATAAAAGTACCTTATGATATGAAAGATTGTATAAATAAATGCAAAGAACAAAGAAACAAATTAAGGAATCAACAGTATGATCTATATAACAGAGATAAAGAAAGTACAAAGATATATAAGGATAAAAGGTGGGGAAAGTTAACACGACAATGTAAAAGCAAGTTTGACGGGCTAGATATATACCAATTATATAAACATAACAAGATAGTTTACGGAGACTTATCCCATCATATTATAGAAGTTAAGGAAGATAAGAACAGAGTATATGATATAAACAATTTAATATATGTTAGTGGTAGTAAAAAGCACAATACACATGCAGAAATACATACAGCTTATAAGAAGAGTAAAGAGGATAAGTTAGCTATGCAAGCTTATTTATTTAAGATAGTACAAAGATATAAGGAAGAATATAAATAGAGGTGATTAAATGTATATATATGAATACATGACTTATGAAGGACACCCATACCAGAGTGCTATTGTTGTAGCTGATAACAAAGAAGAAGCTTTAGAGATAGTTTTAAAAGAAGTAGATAGGGATTGCAAATGGGTATTAGAAGGTGAACATGAATTAAAAAAAGGGCTTATAACTTATGGTGATGCAGACTGTTAGGAGGTTGATGAAAAATGCCAGCAGTAATACCAACTACAAGACCACGACCAAAACCACCAGGACAAGGGAGAAGTAAATTAATAACTAAAGAAGAAGTATTACAAGGGTATAGAGAAGTATGTTTAAAGTATGTTAACAACAAAATAACAGAAGCATACAACAAAGGTGAAGAAACGGTTGGTTTAGATACACAGTACATTGATGATGAATTGATGAAAGAAATAGAAAGGGAATATGAAATTGTAGAGTGTGTATGGGCTATTGACGGAATAGTGTATATGTATATTAAGATATTATAAAGAAAGAGGTGAGAACAATGGACTATGACCAAAGATATAACCAAGCATTAGGTTATATGCTAGACCTGTACACAGATAACCATACAGTAGATTGTATAACAACAGAACAGTTTAAAGAATTGTTTGATATGTTTATAGATAGTAAGAAAGATATAGACAATATATTATATAACAATGAACCAATGGAAGAAATAGTACAACTATCTAATGGAGAATTTAGAATAAGAAGAATAAGCAACGGGCTAGAAGGTAAAAGGATAGCACAGGATATATGCGACAACATGAGAGATGTGTTAAGTAATATGTAAGGAGTGATATTATGTATAGGTTGAATAGATTACAGTCTAGTGCATTACTAGGAGATATAATACAGATGTATAACTCTACTCATAAAGCAGAGCCGGTAGCTATAGAGCAATTAATAGATGTAATAAAAGTAATTGTAGATTACATTAACCAAGGTGAAGGAATAGAAGTACACGTTGAAGAATGTTCGTGTTTATCCTTACTTAACGACGATTAATTAATAAATAAGTGTATAACTATATACATAGAAAATATAAAAATATTAATTATTTTAAATTATTTTTTATTTTTATTCGTATTTTAAAAGGTAGGGGTATGAAAAAAGTTTTAACCTTTGTCAGCGTGACCGCATCCCCCATCACGTAAGAAAAAATATCGATTTTTCAATAGGGGTGGTTTAGAAAAGAGGTGGAAAGATGGAAGAAAATAATAAAATACCAAAAGCACCTAGTTTTTTAAATAAAGAAGCTAAGGATAAATATTATAATATAGCGGAAATGTTAGTGGAAGAGGGAAAGTGGAAAAATGGTGATGATATAGCTTTGATTGCTTTATGCTCTAATTACCAACGTTGGGTGCAAGCTGAAAAAGCCATAAAAGCTAACAAAGATTTATGCTTTGAAACCGAAAGCGGATATAGGCAACAAATACCAGAAATATCTATAGCTAATAATGCTATGAAAAGTATGCTGAGTTTTATAAAGGAGTTTAGTTTAACACCACGTGAAAGAGTTAAACTAAGAGAAATGATGCTACAAAGCAATAATGAGGATGAAGAAATGGAGGATATGATTGTTAAATAAAAGGGGTGAAAGGTTATGCATGAGGATATAAAAGAAATACTAGAACAACATAAAAAAGAACAAATTATGTATAATCTTGATGACCTTATAGATGAATTAAAAAACAAATGGAATGATGATAAATACTTTTATGATGAAGAAGAAGCAAGAAGATTTTATAAATTTATAACTAAGTTGGAACTGGACAAAGGAAAGAAAGGGCAAAAGATTAGTCCATTAAAGTTTCAGTTTAGAATAACAAGCGAAATATTATGTGTTAAAGAACGTGAAACAGGGTTTAGGAAACATAGAGAAGCTTTATTAGATATTAGTCGTAAAAATGGTAAGGGAAGCCTTGTGAGTTGGATAGCTGTATATTTATACTTCACAGACCCTACTTTCGGAGCGGAATATATAATAGTAGCTAATGATAAGAAACAAGCAAGTAACCTGTTTAATACTATGGTGTTAATGATAAAGAAAAATAAAACACTTAAAAAATATGTTAAAATAACTGAAAGTATGCGACAAATGTATAGGAAATCAACTAATTCTTATTTAAGGGTATTGGCTAATGATGGGGCGAATCTTGATAGTTATGCGTCTTACGTTGTTATTCTTGATGAACCGCACGAGTACAAAAATAGTGATGCATACACTAAGTTAAGAACAGGAATGGGACTATGGGATAGTCCTTTATTATTTGCTACCACAACAGCATCAAGCGGACAAGATCCACAGAACTTAGAACTAGAATTGTACAATTATGCAAAGGATATTGAAAAAGGGAAATTTGAGGATGATAAATTCTATTATGCTATATATGAAGCTGATAAAGATTGCGATTTAATGGATATAAAGCAACAAATTAAAGCTAATCCAGCACTAGGAATATTTCGTAAATATGATGATTTAAAAGATTTTATGTTAAAGGCTAGTAGAATAAAGACTTTTGAAGCTAAAGCCAGAAGATTGTATCTAAATCAACATGTTGCCCTAGATGGGGAAAATGCAATTAATATGAGGTTATGGAAAGAATGTTTACAAGATATTGACTTGAACGATTTGAAAGGTGCTATGTGTTGGTGTGGCTTAGATATGGCATACATACAGGACATAATAGCTTATGTACAATGCTTTTATAACGGAAAAGAAGACAAATACATTATATATCCTCATTTATTTACACCTAAAGAAACTCTTATAGATAGAAGTGAAAGAGATAACGTAAGGTATGATACATGGGTTAGAAATAAAGATTTAATAGGTTTGAATGGCACATATGTAGACAATGAAGAATTATTTAATTACATAGATCATATAAATTCTAAATATTCTTTTGATATAGATGAAATTGTATTCGATAGATGGGGAGCAGGAGATATAAGAAGTAGATTAGAAAAACATTATACAGTAGCACCTTTTGGACAAGGTTATAAATCAATGTCTCCTGTTATTAGAGATTTTGAAATTATGTTGTTAGATAAAAGATTAATAATAGCTAATAATCCAGTGTTAACATGGATGGCTAGCAATGTTATAGCAACGGAAGACCCAGCGGGGAATATTAAATATGATAAATCTAAATGTAAAAATAAAATAGATGGGGTTATAGCTATGCTGATGGCTTTGGGCAGAGCGATATTTAATACAAAACAAGCAGTTAAGCTTAATAAGTATGCCAGTGAAGAATATATCAACAGGCTATATGGCGGTGATAAAGATTGAAAAAAATAATACAGTTTTTAATTAAGAATATACCAGAAGTAATGTTTCTTTTAGGTATATTCTTTATTATATTTAGCACTTTTTTAATAAATAAAATAGCTGGAATGTATGTTTTAGGTGCTATTTTAACGGTATTAGGGGTATTGTTCGCCAGACATGAAGGGAGGTGAATAAGTGGGCTTTTTAAATAAAATAGTGAACAATACAACTGTATCTTTACAAAATAAAGAGTTTTTACAGATGTTAGGTATAAATGTAGATGGTATAAACCCTAGTAAAATAGGAGAGATAACATATTTTACTTGCCTAAGGATATTATCTGAAACAATGTCTAAATTGCCTTTAAAAATCTATAAAGAAACTCGAAACGGTAATGAAAAACAAATGCATTATTTGAACGCTATATTGAGATTACAACCCAATCCATATTACAATGCTAATACCTTTTGGAGTTGTGTAGAATTTGCGCGTAACCATTATGGGAACGCTTTTGTATACATAGAAAAAGAAAGAAATGGAAAGGTAAAGTACCTTTGGATACTACCCAATAACTATGTACAAATCTATATAGATACTAAAGGACTATTTGGGCGTGAAAATGCTTTATGGTATGTGTATACAGACCAAAAGACAGCAAAACAATATACAATGAGACAAGATGAGGTTTTACATTTTAAAAGCTGGATCACACAAAACGGAGAAGGTATTGTTGGCTTATCTGTAAGAGATATATTATCAAGTTATATTACAAGAGGGCAATATTCTAATAATTTTTTAAATGAATTAACTAAAAATGGAATGGTTACAGATAAAATAATTATTCAATACACAGGTGATCTAAATACTAAAGCGGAAAATCTATTAGTTGAAAAGCTAGAAAGTTTTAGTAGTAAAAGCGCCGGCAAATTTATACCCTTACCTTTAGGAATGACAGCTAGTAATATAAGTTCTAAATTAACTGATAGCCAATTCTTAGAACTAAATAAGTACAATGCATTACAAATAGCTGGGGCATTTGGTATAAAACCTCAGTTCCTTAACGATTATGATAAGGGCAACTATGCAAATGTAGAACTACAACAGGAAAGTATGTATAAAGATACTTTACTTCCTATACTAAGCCAGTACGAGCAGGAATTAGCAATAAAGCTATTTAATAATAGAGAAAAGCAGGATAACTTTTATTTTAATTTTAATGTAGATGCTATTTTAAGAAGTTCTTTTAAAGCTAGATTAGATGCTTATGCAGTAGCTGTAAACAATTCAATAATGACACCAAATGAGTGTAGAGATAAAGAAAATCTACCAAGAAGAGAGGGTGGCGATGAATTGGTTGGCAATGGTAATTATATGCCAATGAAAATGGCAGGTGTTCAGTGGAAAGGAAGTGAGAACGATCAAAATTAATGTTAAAGGAACTATTATAAGTAATGATGATAAAATGATATACGATTGGTTTGAAATGGATTCTACTTGTCCACGTGACATAGAAGAATCATTAAACAAAGCTAAAAAAAATGAAGAAATAGAAGTTATAATAAATAGTGGTGGTGGGAGTGTGTTCGCGGGTAGCGAAATATATTCCCTATTAAAAGAATATAGAGGAAAAATAACAGGTAAAATAGTTGGATTAGCTGCTAGTGCTACAAGTGTAATAGCTATGGGATGTGATATTTTAAAAATTTCTCCTACAGCACAATTAATGATACATAGAGCCAGTATGATAAGTGCTGGGAATAGTGAGGATTTTGCAAAAGGTGCTGAAGTATTAGAAGGAATAGACAAAAGTATAGCTAATGCTTACATACTTAAAACAGGTCTTAAACAAGATGAATTACTAGACATGATGTCTAAAGAAACATGGCTAGATGCTAAGACAGCCAAAGAAAAAGGTTTTGCAGATGAAATACTATTTGATGAAGATAACAAAATAGTGGCTAGTTTTAACAGTGGAGTGATACCACCACAAATAATTAATAAATTAAGGAATGAGTTTAAAAACAATAAAGAAGAAAAACAAATAAATGAAAAAGAATTAGAAATTGCGAAAGCAAAGTTGAATTTACAGCTTAACCTATAGGCTGTTTTTTATTGCAAAAAATTAAAAAGGAGTGTATTTAATGAAATTATCAGATGAATTAAAACAAGAATTAGAACAATTACAGAATGAAGCAAAACAACTAATGAATAAAGATGGAGTTACAGCAGAAGAAATAACAAATAAATCCAAAAATATAGATACATTAAAAGCTAAAATAACAATGCAAGAAAAAATAGAAGAAGAAGAAAGACAAGAAATAGAAGATAAAATAAATGCTGGTATAGCTAAAGAATTGGGAAAGGGTGGAAGTATGGAAGAAACAAAAAATAAACAAGAGTTATACAAAGAAGGTTTTTACAATGTTTTAAGAGGTAAGAGAGTTACAGAAGAACAGGCAACAGTATTAAAAGAATTCAATAATGCTTTATCTTCAAATACTGGCGAAGATGGAGGTTACACAATCCCAATAGATCAACAAACAGCTATAAAAGAATTAAAAAGAGAATTCAAGCCCTTAGAAACATTAGTTAATATCGAGCCAGTAACAACACCTAAAGGTAATAGAAACATAGAAAAAGACGCGGAATATACTCCGTTTGCAGAATTTGAAGAAGGGGAAGATGTACCAACTACAGATAGCCCACAATTTGTTAATATATCATATGTAATAAAAGATAGAGGAGGTATTTTGCCAGTACCAAACAACCTTTTAGCTGATAATACTGCTAATTTAGCAAGTTATTTAAATAAATGGTTAGCAAAAAAACAGGTTGCAACTAGAAATAAGTTAATAGTAGACTTACTAGCAACTAAAGCTAAAACAGCTATAGCAAGTGCAGACGATTTAAAAACAATAACTAATGTAACACTAGACCCTGCAATATCTGCCATGAGTGTTGTTGTAACTAATCAAACTGGATTTAACTGGTTAGATACTTTAAAAGACAGTGAAGGTAATTATTTATTACAGAAAGACCCAACAATGCCAACTAAGAAATTACTATTCGGGATACATCCAGTAGAAGTATATTCTAATAAAACATTGAAAAATGATACTACAAGTGGTACAAAAGCACCTATCATAATAGGAGCATTAAAAGAAGCAGTTACATTATTCGATAGGGAAGCTATATCTTTATTATCAACTAATATCGGTGGAGATGCATTTAAGAAAAATAGAACAGATATAAGAGCAATAACAAGAGAAGATGTGAAATTAGTTGATTCAGATACATTTGTGTATGGTCAAGTTACTATAGCTTAGGAGTGATTAAATGAAGGTTAAAGCTATAATAGAATGTACTGGAGAAGGATATAAAGATTTTCATATTGGAGAAATAAGAGATTTATCAAAGCAATTAGCTAATAAGTTAATTGCTTTTTCTTATGTAGAAGAAGTTAAGAAAATTAAAAAAGATGGTGAAAAGTGATGGATTCAATATTAACATTACAAGAAGCTAAAGAATGGTTAAATCTTGATTATGATGAGGATAATTTTACTTTTTTAATGCAAGTTGCTTATGATGCTGTAGTAGATAGCATTGATAATATAGAAGAAAAACTGAAGAGTGCTAAGTTTAAAAGAAAATTAAGGTTATGTGTTCTAAATACATTAGTAAATATGCATGATGATAAAGGCGTTAGTACAGATAAAAAAGAACAATATAAATATATAAATCAAAGTATGATGTTGCAATTACAATACGGAACTTATTCAGAAACAGACACTTAGAGGTGAATATATGTTAATAACTAATCAGCTTAACCAAAGAGCAGAATTATGGGGTATGATAGAATTTAAAAATGAACTTGAAGAAACTGACATAAAAGAAGATAGGATAAAAGACTTAGTGTATTGTAATATATTACCTCAATCGGTTGTCAAGACCTCAACACCTGTTAGCGAGGGTTATGAATATACACATAGGTTTAAAGTAAGATTAAAGAGTATAGAAAATCCAAAATTAGATATGTTTTTTATATTTAAAGAGCAAAAATTTTTCTTTAAATATTGGGAACCAGATTATAAAAACTCGTTATTTTTATATATATTTTGTGAATTAAAACTTGAATAGAGAGGTGCTAAATGGGTGAATTTGAATTGAGAGAATGGGAGAAAAGTCAACTTATTGCAAAATACGAAGAACTAAAAATGGAACACGAGGGAATTAAAAGGCAATTAGATGAAGCTAACGATTTGATAGATCAATTACATAAAGTAAAGTCACAATGTTTTGAAAAAATGCAATGTATAAGAAAAATATTACTAGAAAAGTATAACTACCCAGTGGTGTAATATGAATGGGTTTGATACTACACAATTGGATAAGTTTAGCAAAGGGCTGTTAAATACAGCTAAAAACGAGTACCCTAAGAAAACCAAAGCATTTTTAAGGAAAGAAGCTAAAAAATTAAACAAGAAAAACAAACAAACATTTGCATCTAAAGGCATAGGTGAGTATAGAGGGAATTTAAAAAAAGGCTTTAGAACAGGGAAATTATATAAATATCAAGGAAAAGAATTAGCTATAAGGGCTTACAACTCTAGCCCTCATGCTCATTTGTTAAACGATGGTTGGATGCATAGAAGTAGAAATGGTAATGAAAAATTTGTTCCGGGTTTCGATTTTATCGGGGATTCTGCAAAAGCTTTTAACGGAGAATACTACGAAGATATAGACAAATTTTTGGATGAAATTTTTGACTAGATATGGTATTATTTTCTTGAGGTGATGACATGGGGTTGTTAGATGGAATGTTTGAAGTAAGAAAGGATATAACAAAAGTAGAAGGATATTATCAAGGTGGATATGCTAATTTTGGTACAAAGGGTAATATGGCTGTACAAATAGAAAAAAATAAACTGGTATTGAAACAATTTTGGAAAAAAAGATATGAGTTGGATATAAAAGATATAAAAGATGTACAATTCAAAACTGAAGAAGAAATAACAAAAGATGTAACACTAACAAGACTTTTGGTCCTCGGTATATTTGCATTGGGAGTAAAGAAAAAAAGAAAAAAAGAAAGATGCTTTTTAATAATAACAACAGAGGAAGAAGGGTTTACAAATGACATTATACTGGAAATGAATGCATTGGAAGGTATAGGCTCGGTAATGACACAAGGGTTTGTTAAAACCCTAAGAAAAGAAGTAATAAAATATAGGGATTAAGAATATGCAATGCATATTCTTTTTTTATTTGGAGGGGATTATAGATTGTAACATTAAAAGAAATAAATAAGGCTATAGTACAACAGGTTAAAGAAGGTTTAGAGAATACAGCTTATAAAGATATTCAATTTTCATCTACAGATATAAGAGAAAAGATTACAAGACCTTCTTTTTATGTGGATTTTACAGAAAACAAAACAAGTTTATTAAATGGAGAAGCCGAACAACGGAATTTTGACGTTAGGCTTTTTTATTTTGCCCAAAATAGAGAACAAAACAAAATTGAGATGTTAGAAATACAAGATTTATTAAGTTTAATATTTCAAACAGGTATTAAGGTTAGTGAAAATTATTACATATCTGTTTTTGAGTGTGAATTTGACTCTAGAGGTGAAGAAGGTTTGCTAATAGCAACATTGACTGAACTTTATGCAATGAGTGTGAAAGAGCAAACAGGTGAGAAATTAGAAGAATTAGAAATAGGAGGTATTTAAATGTCTAATACATTACCAAACATTGACGTTATTTTTAAACAACGTGCTACAACATTTTTGCAAAAGGGCGACAATGCTATTTTAATTATAAAAGATGATACAGATAAAAATTTTAATAGAGTAGAATACAAAAACTTAGCTGAATTAGAACTAGACAAAACTAAGTATACAGCTACTAATTTGCAACATATTAAAGACGCCTTACTAGGAAATCCTAACAAGGTTATTGTCATAAGGGTAGATTTAGAGGAAACTATTACAGATGCTTTAGACATAATAAAAGGTTACTATTCAACTGGTTGGGTCAGCTTAGCTTCAGAAACTAAAACAGATTATGAGGCTTTAGTTAATTGGACAAAGACTAGAAGGGATATAGATAAAAAGACTTTCAGAGCTGTAGTGTATGATCCAACTACATCGCCAGACCATGAAGGTATCGTAGTACTAGAAAATACAAAGGTAACTTTCAAAGATAATACTAGAGGTGAAAAGGATGGATATGAATTTTTGCCTACTTTATTAGGATATATAGCTAGTGCGGGAACAGACGCAGGAACAACATATATGGTTATGGAAAACTTGAAATCAGTTTTAGAGCCTGTTAATGCAAATCAAGAAATACAAGCTGGGAAACTAATTCTTATAAATGATGACAACATAGTAAAAATCGGATTGGGAGTTAATTCTCTAACTACATTTACACAAGATAAAAATGAAGATTTTTCTTTAATTGAAGTTATAGAAACAATAGATTTGATTAAAGACGATATAAGGAAAACTTTTAAAAATAATTATATAGGTAAATTTAAAAACAAGTTAGATAATCAGATGTTATTTGTAAGTGCTGTTAATACTTATTTTAGTAATCTAGCCGTAAGAGATATATTAGATAATTCTTATAATAATGAAAGCTTTATAGATATAGAAGCACAAAGAAAAGCTTGGGTATCTAGTGGAAAGCCAGAAGCTAAAGAATGGGACGATACAACAGTTAAAAATACCACCTTCAAAAGAAAATTATTCTTAGGCGCAAATATAAAAATATTAACTAGTATGACAGATTTAACACTAGTTATCACAATGGAATAGGAGGGGTTTAATGTCTAAAGGAAATGAAGTTATAAGTGGAAACGAAGGTAGAGTGTGGATCAACACCGAACTATGGGGGAATCTATCTAGTATAGAAGCTAAATGTAGCTTAGAAACAGAGGATATACGATTTGTTGGCGATGCTAACAAATACACTAAAATTACAGGTAATAGTATCGAAGGTACTATTACAATCAAAAAAACGGATTCAAGAGCGCAGAGACTTTTAGCGGAAGGGTTTAGAACCTTAGATATGCCAGATATAAGCATAGTTGTTGCTACTGCAACAAAGAATGGACAAAAAATAGAAAGGTTAAAACTAGAAGATATAGTTTTCACAGAACTCCAACTTGCTAAATTGGAAGCTGGAGCAATGATAGAAGAAGAATTACCTTTTACAGCAAGTTCGTTTGAATATTTAGAATTAATTTAAGGGGGAGTAGAGGATATGAGTAAAAGCGAGAAAATAACATTAAAGGATTTTATAAAGAAAGCTACAGATAAATATAATAAAAGAAGAAAAGTTATGGATATAGAGGTAGAAGGTTTTGGGTTGCTAACTTTTACAAGACCTTCTGATTCTGACTTATTAAAATTTAAAGATATATTAGCTAACAGTATTAAAATGAATAAAGATGAAAGCATAGATAAGCTAGATTATGGTAGGATGTTAGATGCTTCTAAAGAACTTGTATATAGTTCATGTGAATTTTTACATAACAATGAACTTATGGAAAGTTTAGAATGTGGAGAACCATTTGATATACCTGTTAAGATTTTCGGAATAGATGGGACTATTCAATTAGCGCAACGCGTTAATGAACAATTTGAAGATAGCAATGCAGAGATTGAAAAAACAATAAAAAACTAATAAGAGGTGATAATGACGAGGGCGGAGAGCTTTATTGGATTAGTTATTACATAGATAAAGGCGATTTGCCTTTGAGTTATTACCTCAATTTAAATGCGCTAGAAAAGAAATTTTATATAGATAGTATGATATTTAATCGTGAACTTAGGGCTAAATATGATGAAATGAAATTAAAATCTATATTTGGGGAAGGTAAAAAATAGCCTTCCCTTTTAATCTTTAAAGAAAGGAGGTTATATATGGCTTCAAAAACCATAGGTGTTGTCCTTTCTCTACGCGACCAAATGAGTAACCCACTACTGAAAATAAACAAAAATGTACAAGGGGTTTCTAAAGAAGCAAAGAGAGCTTCACAACAAGTTGCGAATTTTGCTACCAAAGCACAAAAAGGTTTTGAAAAAGCAGGAGACAAAGTTTTAAAATTTGGTTTAGGATTGGCAACTCTCGCAGGAGGGTTGATAGTAAAAACAGGTGTGCAAGGATTGGGCGAATTAGACGAAGGTGCTAGAAAAGTTAAATCAATAGCACAAGATAGCTTGCAATTAGATAACATTCAAAAAGGCCTGCTTAAAACGTCAAATGATACAGGAATTGCCGTAAAAGAATTATCTGATACGCAGTATGATGCTATATCATCTGGTGTGAAAGCAAATGAAAGTATACAAGCAGCGGTTACATCAGCTAAACTGGCTAAAGCTGGATTTTCAGATTCTAATAGCTCTCTTAAAATACTAACTTCTACTATGAATGTCTACGGGTTAACAGGTCAAAAAGCAATGCAAAGCATATCGGATAAACTGTTAGTTACTCAAAATCTAGGTGTGACAACCGTTGGGGAATTGGCGAATTCGATGGGATCATTAACACCTATTGCTAAATCTGCTGGTTCTTCTATAGATGAAATGTTAGCAGGAATGGCAAGCTTAACAAAGAATGGATTGAAAACAGAGGAAGCGGTAACATCTTTAAAATCTGTGTTTTCAAGTGTAATTAAACCAACCGAAGAAGCTTCTAAAACCGCTCAGCAATTAGGAATAGACTTTTCAGCGTCTGCGTTAAAAAGTAAAGGATTTGCCAAATTTCTAGAGGAAATAAAGGTTAAAACTGGTGGGAATACTGAAACTATGGGTAAGTTGTTCGGAAACGTTAACGCACTATCTGGTGCTTTGGTACTTACAGGAAAGGGGTTCGGAGACTTTAATACAAGCCTAGACGCTATGAAAAATAGTGTTGGGCTAACTGACCAGGCTTTTGAAACAATGAATAATAGTTTAATAAGTAAATTTGGGAAAATGAAAAACAGATTAACAAATATGGCTACTGAAATGATGCAGGGAACAGGTGGACAATTAGGAGTTTTAATAGATGACATAACAGGTAAATTAAAACAATGGCAGGAAGATGGGACTATAGAACAGGTTGCTAATAAAGTGGCGACTGGATTTATGAAAATGTATGACATTATTAGTAAAGTTATAAGCTTTCTAGTAGAGCATAAAGATGCAATAGCAAATGTAGCTATTGTATTTGCATCCTTCTATATAGCCATTAAAATTTTCAAGGTACTTAAAGGGGTTATATTCGGAGTACAGATTGCAATAGGATTGCTTAATGGTACTTTAATGCTTACACCTTTGGGATGGGTCATGGTGGCGATAACTGCTGTAATAGCAATAGGATTATTACTATGGAAAAACTGGGATAAAATAAAGCAAGTTGCCCAAACTTTATGGACAGCAATTAAAACAGTATTTACTAATATATGGACAACAATAACAACTGTATTCACTAATATCTGGACCACTATAACAACAGTGGCTAGTAATATATGGACCAGCATAACAACTGTATTCACTAATATATGGACAACAATAACTACTATATTTACAGCTATCTGGACCACTATAACTACAATAGCTACCAATATATGGTCAAGTATAGTTTCTATTTTTACAACTATATGGAATGTTATTGTAACAATATTTACACCTATTAAGTTGTTTATAGAAGCAGTATTTAAAGGCATATTGGCTGTAATAATAATTGTAGGAGCATTTATATGGAACGCAATTGTAACAATGTGGACTAACGTATGGAGCGTTATACAACCTATATTAATGGCTATATGGAATGTTATAACAACAGTATGGACAGCTATATGGAATACAATAACAACAATAGCAATGGCTATTTGGAACACTATAGTAAATGTATGGAATACTATAGCCGGAGTTGTATCAGCTGTAATGTCTGCAATTTGGGGTGTTATATCTAGTATATGGAGCAGTATTTACGGAACTGTAAGTGGAATTATGTCCTCAATTTGGAGTACTATAACAGATATATGGAATAATATTGTATCTACTGTTAGCGATATTGTTGGTAATATCGCTAGTACAATAAGTGACGGTTTTAATGCTTTAATCGGGATATGTTCTGATATATTTAATAATATAAAAAATACTGTAATGGGAATTTTTGAAGGTATATGGGACGGAATAAAAAGCATTATAAATGGCGGGATAGATATGCTAAATAATTTTATTGGTGGAGTAAATAAAGTTATTAGTAAAGCCAATAAAGTTCCAGGAGTTAATATAGGTGCTGTATCCGAAATACCTCATTTCGCAAAAGGCACTCAATATTCACCCGCAGGAATGGCACTAATTAACGAAGAAGGTGGAGAGTTAAGAAAGCTTTCTTCCGGGGAGACAATTATACCAGCCGATAAATCTCGTCAATTAATGAGCGGGAATTCAAGTCCAGAAATCAATATTTATATAACTGGCAATGTAGGAACAGAAGAATTCTTTAATCAAGCAGGGGAACATATAACAAATCAAATTAAATTAGCATTGCAAAATATGTAAAGGTGTAGTTTTATAACTATGCCTTTTTTTATTGGGGGTGTAATATGGCTAATATATATTTTAGTACGTTAGACAGGAAACAATTGTATGAACTTCCTATTTTGCCAGAAGTGATGCCAGAACTACAAAAATCTGCAAAAAATGAAATCTTTGAAACCTTTAATAATGGAGAATATAACTTTTTAGGGAAGACAAGTTTAATAAGTTTTAATTTAGAAAGTTGGTTGCCAGCATATCCAAATAAGTATAGGTGGGCTAAGAGCCAAATTAATCCCTATCTTTTAATTAATATGTGGAATATCGCTATGGATACTGAAAAACCTCTTAGAATTGTTATCAATCGGAATAAGAATGATTTTCTACCACAAGAATTATTAAATTGGATGGTTAGCGTGGAAAATATTAGTTGGCATGAGCTAACAAATGGGGATGTGGCTTATAAGTTAGAGTTAAAACAATATAGAGAGGAACCCAAATAATGTGGTATTTATATGTTTCCTACATAGTGGGAAAAGGATATACAACTAGAGAAATAATAGGGCAATGTAATAATTTAAGTTGGAGCAATGACGTAGATACATTAGCAACTTCATTGTCTTTTGATTCTATATTAGATCTAGCAGAGGGAAGAAGTAAAATAATATTAAGACAAGACAAGATAACAGTTTTCGAGGGCGTCGTAGTAAATAAAAATAACAAAGAAAATATACATAGTTATACTGCAATGGATTACGCATGGTATTTAAATAAAAATAAATATGTAATGCAATTTAGGAACATAAATGCCAAAAGTGCATTACAACAGATATGTGCCAAGGTGGGTATTAAAGTAAATATAAGGACTAGATTAACTACTAGAATAAATAAATTGTATTTCCAAGAAAGTTTAAGCGATATAATAAAAGACATATTAGAACAATGTAAAAGAGAAATAGGGGAACATTACATAATGGAAATGCAAGGCAAGATACTTTATATTAATAGACTTGTAGATTTAAAAATTAATTCAACTTTATTAATAGAAAAAGATTATAGCATTAGTAGAAGCATAGAAGATATGTTCAACAGCGTGATAGCAGTCAATAATGATGGCAGAGTTTTAGTCAATGTAAAAGATAATAAAAATATTAAGATATTCGGAGAGTTAACGGACATTATAAGTGTAGAAGATGAAAATACAAGCCGAGCTAACAATATAGCACGTAACGAATTAAAAGAAAAAAATAAGATAAAAAAAGAACTCTCTTTTAATACGATAGATACCGGGAGAGGAATTTATATAAATTGCAATAGATTAATTAGAGTTAACTTAGGCAAATATGGTGTAAATGGTTGGTATAGAATAAAAAGCACACAACATACTTTAAATAATAATATACATAAAATAGGTATAACAATAGATTTTAGCTAGGAGGTTATATATGGATTATGGAATAGAATTTGCCCAATGGCTAAAAAAAAGAAATAATAAAGATAGAATAGGACCAACAATAGGGAAAGTTGTAAAAGGCGGTTCAGATTACAGAATAAGTATTATGGATAATCAATTATATTTGGACCCAAACAATTCTACTTTATGCAATGCTTTAAAAGATAGAGTAGAAGAAAGAACTATAGAATTAAATAACACTAGCTACAATGCTAAAATAACATATAGTAATATGCTAAAAAATAATGATAAAGTGTTGGTTATTGCAAATGAAAGCGACCAGCACTTTTTTATTATAGATAAAATATAGGAGGTGTGAATATGGCACTACTTCCAGAAGAAGACATAATAATTGAAGAAGTGGGACAAATAGAAGAGGAACAAACTTTGTCTAAGTTAGGCAAGGTTTTTTTATTTGATTTTAAAAAGAATGAATATGTAATTAAAGATGGGAAACTTGTAGAATGCACAGAAAGGCAAGCGTTAGAACAATGGATTTATTGGATATTGTTAACTTATAAAGATAAATACAAGATTTACAAAGGTACAAATTTTTATTGTAATGTAGAGGATTTAGCTGGAAAGAAAAGAAATGCGTTTATTCTTTCAGAGCTACAAAGAGAAATTGAAGAAGCGGTTATAAAGCATAGATATGTAGACCATATAGAAAACTTTGTAACAACACAAGAAAAATCAGTATTGAATGTAAGCTTTGATGTTGTTACAAAAGATAATGAAGTTATAAATATAAACGTTTAGGAGGTGGAAGGGTGAGTGTAACTGTAAAGACAGAGGAACAATTAATTAAAGATATGCTTAACAACATATCGAACACATATGAGAAAAGCGAAGGACACCTTACCTACGATATAACTAAAACTAATGCCATAGAATTAGCTTTACTATATAAATATGCCTTATCTATAGCCAATTTAAGATTGGTAAAGGATTTATATGGGGACGATTTAACAGCTAGAGTATACGACAACAAAGGTATAGTTAAAAAAGTAGCGACAAAAGCAAAAGTAATATTATCTTTAATGGGGACAGGAACTATTAACAAAGGAGATTTATTTGGCACACCTAATAATATAGAGTTTCAAAGCTTAGAAAAAAAAGAAATAACAGAAACGGGCACTATATTAGCAGAGTGTACCCAAACTGGTAATATAGGTATGGTTGGGGCTAATAGTATTACAGAGTTTCCTATAACAATACAAGGGATTACGCAAGTAAATAATCTTAACCCTAGTTACGATGGATTTGAGGAAGAAACGGACCCAGCACTTAAACAAAGATATTACGAATCCTTAAAGAATCCTATTACATCTAATAACCAAGCACACTTTATTTATTGGGCTAAATCTGTAACAGGGGTCGGCAATGCAAAGGTAATACCCTTATGGAATGGAGATTTAACGGTAAAAGTTATAATTATAGATTCCAATATGCAACCAGCTAGTGAGGATTTAGTTAATACAGTGCAAGAGTACATAGACCCTAAAGGTACTTTTGATTCTAATACAAATACATGGAGCCTATGGGGAACTGGTGCAGGAAGTTCGGCTATAGGTAATTATTGTACTGTTGTGAGTGCTACAGCTAAAAATATAGATTTAGAATGTAGTATAACTAAAGCTAATGGGTATTCAGATGAAGAAATAAAAAACAATATTTCTACTAAGATAACAGAATATTTAAAAGAAATTGCTTTTTCTGCAACTATAAATTATGTAAGCCATGCTAAAATAATTTCCTTAATACTTAGTGCAGATGGTGTACTTGATGCCCAAAATGTAAAAGTGAACGGGAGTTTAAATGAAAACGCAATTATAGGCGAGGAAGAAGTCCCTACAATGGGCGCTGTAACCTTAATATAAGAGGTGAAAAGATGAATATAGAACAACAGTTAATAGCAAGTTTACATAAACGTGTTAGACAAGATCCCTATATAAAAGAATTGTGTAAGGCTAGTGGAGTTGAAATGGACACTATAGAAGATGCCATAACAGATATAAAGAAACAATTTAATTTCTCTACAATGACATGGGGTGCTGATTTATTAGCGTCGGAAATGGGAATTAAGCTAGACCCATCTTTAAAGCAGGACGAAAAAAATAGTATCATAGCTGCTAAGTGGAAAAGTGAAGGTAAGGCAGATTTAAACTTGTTACAAGCTATATGTAATAGTTGGAAGAATGGTAAGGTAAAAGTATCTTTTATAGATGGTAAAATAGTCCTTAAATTTATTGGAGAATATGGAATACCTACAGATTTAGACAATCTTAAGAAACAAATAAATTTATCTAAGCCTACGCATTTACCAGTAGAGTATTTATTTGCATATCTATTATTAAAAGATGTAGAAGCTATGACATTAACAAAATTAGAAAACACTAAATTAAGCAATTTTGCATTTTAGGAGGGATATATTGAGCGAAGAAACAAAACATTTGAAGTTGTTTAAATATGACAAAGAAACAGACGACTTTAATACAACAACTTTTAATATTAAAAAATGTTTAAATGATAATTGGGATAAGATAGATTCAAAATATGAAGATACCACTAAAGAATTGACCGAAATAAAAGAAACTGATAAAAAACAACAATCAGATATTGAACTATTGCAGTTCAAAACACAAGTCGCAGGATATACACGAGTAAATAAAAGTGATGGTATTTTTACAGATATAGTTTATTACGACAAAGACAATAAAAGGATAGGTTTATCAAAACTACAGAACCCAAATTCAGAAGGTCAGTATTTATCACAGACTATATATATTTATAAGGATGCGGGTAGTTCAACTGTTTCCGAAGTATATAAATTTAAATTAGAATATGATTCTGATGGTGATTTAATAGCAAGGAAGTTGGTGGTTTAATGTTTAAAGATAATACGTTAATGTTACATGGTTTAATGGGCGGCTCACGAACTGAAATCGAAGCTTCAAATTTTAAAGTTTTAAAAAACACAAGTATAAGCTTTGGAACTACTGGTTACTTTTCAAATTATATTTCTGTAACCAATACACATATGCTACATTTTGATTCAAGCACAGGTTCGTATAACATTTACCGTATGCCACTTGAAACGTCAGAAACGGGTGAAAGATTTATATATAAAAACGATAATTGTGATATTAGAGGTGCTGTTTATTCTGCGGGAGATATGGTGTTTGTCGCTTATAAACCCAAAGGAGGGGATTATTTATATGTAGATGCCCATAAATCAGACGGAACATTTGTCAAAACTTACTTTACTGAAAAAGCAAATAGGTACTGGGTGTTTACTGGTACAGCATATGACCCTCTTAACAAACGTTATTTTTTATCTTTTCATGCTAACGTAGCTTATACGGGTGATGTAGAATTATTAGTAATTACAGATAGCGGGCTGAAAATGTTTGACCACATCGGAACAAATGAAAATATGCCGTTGATTACTGGTGAAACTAAAGTTAAAAACGGAGAGATTTTTGCAAGGACAAAGGACATATCATCAACCGAATGTAACATAATAAGATATGACTATGTCAATAATAGCGTTATAGCTAAAACTAGGATGGATAACGAAGGATTCTTTTATTATAGTACAAAGTTTAATAAAGTGGTAAGTTTGGTAAATGGTACTGTAATGGATAATCAATTTAGATACGAAATGTCTGTAGAGCCTCTGCCTCAATTAAAAGATCTGTATGGCACTAAATATGGATATACACCAATACAGCAGGGAGGGTGCGAAAGTGATGATATAATATTTGTAAACGGAGTAGGTCAAGTATTAGGATATTACCTAACAACTACCAAAACAACTACAGGAGTTAGGACTATATTAGCGTCAACCTATTCTAATATACAAAGTATAATTTCGAGTGATTATCCTAACAGAAGAGGTCAAGTATCACCAAACGGTAAATATTTAGTTGGTTCATTTACAACATGTATTGTGTATAGGAGGTAGTTTAATGATATATTTAGAGAAAAACAAAGATGTAATTAGATTTAATATGTTCCCGTTCCACATGAAGTATGGCATATAGCATTGGAGCTATAGGTAAAGAACTCTTAGCGTAGGCAGTAATAACGAAAAGAACCCTTACGGAGAGATAACACCAGAAGAATACAAAGAAATATGTAGAGAAGATTTTATTACACAATAAAATAAATTTATAAAAGCAGAGTAAGGACTATTAATATGTAGTCTTTTTTATTTTGCTTATTTTTAATAAAAGAAGGAAGGTTAAAGAATGAAATGGGATAGAATATTAAGTACAGTTATAGCAGGAGCAGGGGCTTGCGCAAATTATTTCTTTGGAGGATTAGATATGGCATTAAAGACATTATTATTACTTATGTTGCTAGATTATATAAGTGGATTAATTTGCGCAGGAAGAGATAAAACGTTAAGCTCTAGTGCAGGATTTAAAGGATTGACTAAAAAGATAATAATACTCATAATCGTTGGAGTTGGTGTATCTGTAGACAATGCTACTAGTGCAAATGGAATAGTTAGAAGTATGGTCATATTTTTCTATGCAAGTATGGAAGGTATAAGTATATTAGAAAATGCAACCAGAGCAGGCGTACCAATACCAGAACAATTAAAAGATATGTTAATACAATTAAAAGAAGGTAATAAGAAAGAGATTAAAGAGCAGGATTAATGCCTGTTCTTTTTAATTTTAAGGAGGTTATAAGATGGCTAAAGGAATAGATATTTCTATGCATAATGGTACAGTAAATTTCAGCGCAGTAAAGTCTAGCGGTTGTAATATAGTAATTATAAAAGCTACTGAGGGAGTAGATTATGTAGATCCTTGCTTAAACCAACACTATAATGGAGCAAAAGCACAAGGATTAAACATTGGTTTCTATCACTTCATGAGTGAAAAGACTAGTCCTACACAACAGGCTATAGACTTCTGGAACGCTATAAAAGGTAAACAATTTAATATAATACCTACGTTGGATATAGAAACAAATAACCAAGGTAGAAGTGCTAAAGCTATTAGTGATAGATGTATAGAATTCTTAAATAAGTTTAAATCTATAAGCGAAATAGAGTGTATGATTTACACTGGTGGATATTTCGGAAGAGACAACTTAGATAGTAGAGTGAAAAAATACAAAGGTTGGATTGCTCACTATGGAGTTAATACACCTATGTCAACAGGCTTTGCAGTAGTGGGGCATCAATATACAGAAGATGGTAGAGTTAATGGTATTAGTACCCGTGTAGATATAAATAATTTTACAGAGGGAATATTTATAAGCTCTCAAAATACCATTCAAGAAACTAAGGAAATGAAAATACAAAAGATGCTTGTTACAATAGGTTATCCTATAGGTAACGGTGGTATAGATGGAATTATAGGCAATAGAACCATTACAGCTATAAAAGCATTTCAGAAAGATTGTAACCTTGCTGTAGATGGTATAGTGGGAACTAATACATTAGATAGATTAACTAAAGAATATAATAAAAAATTAGGCATAAAGCCAAATAATAAGGAGGAAAAGAAAGTGGAAAAACCAAAATATGATGAGACTATACCAACAGGAGAAAGTATATTTAAAATTCCAGGAACTACTGGATACATAGAGCAAGCCACAGACGGAAGATTGATAATACATAAGGATAGAGGAAATTATATAGCAATCGGTAAAGGCTTTATAGATTGCTATTGGAATGATAACAAAGGCAATGGCGGTAATAAAAGATTAAGTAATTAATTTTTAAAGGTACTTCTATAATGGAAGTACCTCTTTTTTTATTGGAAAAATTATTATAATTTATATAAATATTTCATAAAAAGGTATTGATTTATTATACTATGCATAGTATAATATAAGTATAGTAATTGATAAGGAGGTGAGTAAGTGATAGAAGATATAGGAAAGCTAATAGCCCTAGTAATTTCAATACTAACAATCCGTCAACTGAGTTTGCAGAACAGCAAGACGGAGTTAGAAATAAAAAAACTAAGGCTAGAAATCAAAAGGTTAAAAGAGGGGGATTAAACCCCTCAACCTTTCCTATATTATATCACAAGTATATGAAAATATTAAATTATTTATTAATAATATCAATCACAATAATATTATTGTTGCTAATAAAACTGACTTATAACAAAAGAAAAAAAGCTAAATTAGAAATTGAAAAGCATGAAATTGAAAATAAAAAGGGTGAGGATAATGGCAAAGAGTAACCAAACGGAAGCCAATAAAAAATGGTATGGCAAAAATAAAGAACACGCCAAATATTTAAATAAGAGATCACACACACGAAGTTTTATAAAAAATTTTGCAACTTTAGAAGATTTGGAAGAATTAAAGGATTTAATAGAACAAAGAGAAAGGAAATTGAAATGCGAAAGGGAATAAGATATTTAATAGTAGGCTTGTTAATTGGAGCTTCCACAAGATTCATCGGCATTGCAAAAGCCATTGAACCTTCAGAGGATAATTGCCCAGAGAATGGAGAGTATATGTATTGTTTAGATAAGACTACACCGCTATGGATATCTATATATGACGTACATCAAGAAGAAAAATTTATCTATTTACGACAACCGAACAATAATAAAATAATTAAATTAGTAGAACTAAAATAAAAACAAAGAGGTAGCTTTTTAAATAAAGCTACCTCTTTTAAATTACTTGTAACAATATGTACAAAATTTGAACTTTATGTAAATACAGTATATAATTATTATGGAATATATTACACCACATAGAAAATTTAAGGGGGTTATGACATGGAGAATAAAAAAAATAAAAAGCCATTCTATAAAAAATGGTGGGTATGGATATTGGCAATTATTATTTTAGCTGGTTTAGGACAAGGAACAGGAGATAAGAAGAAAGCACAAAAAACAGCAACACAACAAGAGCAGAAAAAAGAAAATGCCAAACGGGATGCAGAAAAAAAGGCTAAAGAAGAAAAAGAAAAGAAAGCCAAGGAAGAAGCTGAAAAGAAACCTAAAAAAGAAGATAACGAAGCTACACTAATAACAACTGCACAAGGAGTTGTTAAAAAGAATTTAAAAGCTCCAAGTACAGCAAAATTTCCGTGGAGTTTCAAGGAGTACAATATTCAAGAATCAAAAAGTGAAAATAAAGATATGATTATATATACCGTAACTGGATATGTAGATGCAGAAAATAGTTTTAGTGCGAAAATAAGGAATAATTTTATAGTTAAAATGGAATGTACAAAAGATTTAAGCAAGTATAGAGTGTTAGATGTAAACATAACAGAATAA